GCGTAAATGTCTTAGGTTTTGGGCAGGGCTACGGCTCGATGAGTTCGCCCGCCAAGCAGCTCGAGGCCCTGGTGGTGGGCGGCAAGTTGCTCCACGGCGGGCATCCCGTCCTGGCGTGGCAGGCGTCAAATGTGGCGATTCAGCAGGACCACGCCGGAAACATCAAGCCCAGCAAGGCGAAAAGCAACGAACGCATCGACGGCATCGTGGCGCTAACGATGGCCCTCGGCATCCACGCTACGGCGACGGCCCCGGCCCCTGAACAGAACTGGGACATCATCTCGTTATGAGCGAACACGCCGCCGCCGACTTCAAGATGTTCGACCTGCGTGGCATCGACTGGCCCGAGGTTTCGTCCAGCCGCACGCCTTCGGGCATCCGCGTGAACGCCGACAACTCGATGGCGTGCTCTGCGTACACGGCCTGCATTCGCGTCATATCGGATGCAGTATCAGCCCTGCCGCTCCACGTCTACGAGAGGATGGCTAACGGCGGCAAGGCGAAGGCGACCGCCCATCCCGTCTATCGGCTGCTGCACCAGCAGCCCAACCCGTGGCAGACGGCCCAAGAGTTCCGCGATTGGATGACGGGCATGTACCTGCACTACGGTGCGAGCTACGCCGAGATCCGCCCAGGTGCTCGAGGTGCGGTGTCTGAGCTCTGGCCGCTGCACAGTTCCCGCATGGAAGTCGATCGGCTCTCTGACGGCAAGCTGCGGTATCGCTACCGTGAGCCGAGCGGGCGGGAGACGATCTATCCCCAGGAGCAGATCTTCGCCCTGCGCTTCACGACCGAGGACGGCATCAAGGCGATCCCGACATACAAGATTTTCCAGAACGCCATCGGCCTGGCCCAGGCGCTGGAGGCCCACGGGTCCACGTACTTCGGCAACGGTGCCCGGCCCGGCATCGTGCTGGAGTCAGAGAACCCCATCCCGGTGGAGGCTGCCGAACGGCTGCGTGAGCAGTGGGAGCGGATGCACAGAGGAGCCGACCGGGCATTCCGCACGGCTGTGCTGCCCAACGGCGTGAAGGCTCACGAGCTCAGCGGCAGCAACGAGGCTGCCCAGTTCTTGGAGACGCGGCAGTATCAGGTGATCGAAATCTGCCGTGCGTTCCGCGTGCCGCCTCACATGATCCAAGACCTGACCCGAAGCACCTACAGCAACATCGAGGTGCAGGGCACGGAGTTCGTGCAGCACTGCCTGCTGCCGCACCTGAAGCGGTGGGAAGCAGCCATCAGCCGCGATTTGATCGTGGATGACGAGACGTACTTCGCCGAGCACAACGTGAACGGCCTGCTGCGTGGCGACCACACAAGCCGGGCTGCGTTCTATGTGTCGGCCCTGCAAAACGGTTGGATGACGATTAACGAAATCCGAGAGGCCGAGAACCTGAACCCGATTGGGCCAGACGGCGACAAGCATTTCGTGCAGCTGAACATGACCACGCTGGACAAGGTGGGCGCGGAGCCGCCGGCACCGGAGCCGATGCCCGAGCCGCCCGCCGAAGTAGAAGACAGCCCGGCCGATGACGCCGAGGACCAGGCCGAACAGGAGGAGTACGCCAATGGAAATTGAACGCCGCGATTTCGCCTTCGAGGAAGAGAACGAGCTGATCGTGGAGAGCCGGGCCGATGGCCGGGCCGCCATCATCGGATACGCCGCCGTGTACAACCGGCTTTCCCTCGACCTCGGCGGGTTCCGCGAAGAGATCCTGCCGGGTGCGTTCGACAAGATTCTGAACCGCCAGCGTGGCAAGGGCGACGTGGTGGCCCTGTTCAACCACGACTCCAACATCGTGCTGGGCCGTTCCTCGTCTGGCACGCTGGAACTCTCGTCAGACGAGAAGGGCCTGAAGTACGTCGTGACGCCGCCCGTGAGCCGGGCCGACGTGCTCGAGCTGATCCAGCGGCGCGACGTGCGGGGCTCGTCGTTCGCCTTCACGGTTGACCCGAAGAATGAATCTTTCCGCACTGGCGAGGACGGCAAGGCAATCCGCCAGATCCGCGAGGTATCGGGCCTCTACGACGTGGGGCCGGTGCTGAACCCGGCCTACCCTTCCACGTCTGCATCCGTTGCCATGCGTTCTTACGAAGCCTGGCTGGCAACGCAGTCGCAGCCCGAGCCCGAGGCTGTGGCCGCTGAGATCGTGAAGCGTTCCCTGGTCCGTGACGCTGCTGCTGCGTGGGCTCTGAGGTTGCGCCGTGTCTGAAGCACGCTGCACGTGCGGCGAAAAACTCCGGTGCCGCTCCAGCCGTCCATGCGGTGACGAACGGCAGCGGTATCTGCGTTGCCCGAGGTGCGGGGCTCGCGCGGTGGCGTTTGTAAAAACAACACTTTCCGAAGTGCGGTTCTGCAAGAGGGCCACGCGATAGTGGCAAGGTGGACTCCATCGGCAATACCGCCGCAGGAGTCTCACCGAACATGGACAATCTCAAGAAGCTTCAGGACGAAGCGGCAACCCTTGCCAACCGGATCGACGCCGTGCGTGCGATCGAGGCCGAAGACACGACCGCCCGCGATGTCGAGCTCATCGACCTCAACAAGCGCGCCGACGAACTCACCGCCAAGATCGACTTCGAGAAGAAGGTGGTCGAGTCGGCCAAGAATCTCCGCAGCGTGGTCGAGCGTTGCTCGCCGGCTCCCGAGGTGAAGGAAGAGCGCAGCGAGAACGTCCGCATCGAGGCGGTTCCGTTCTCGGGCCGGCTCCGTGCGTTCGAGAACGCCAAGGATGCCTACTCGGTGGGCATGTGGTTCAAGGCCAAGAGCGGCGATGCCGACGCGAAGCGGTGGTGCCAAGACCACGGCGTCGAGGCTCGCGCCCAGGGCTCGACCGGCGCAACGACCGGATCTGCATTCGTGCCGGATTCGTTGTCATCGGCCGTGATTCGCTTGGTTGACCAGTACTCGGCGTTCGCTCAGAACGCCACCAACGTGGTGATGCCGAGCGACGTGCTGCTGTTCCCGCGTCGGACTGCCGGTGCGACCGCGTACTGGATCGACGAGAACGCCGCCATCACTGCCAGCGATCCCACCAGCAACCAGGTGACGCTGACGGCGAAGAAGGTGACGGGTGCGGTGGTCATCGCGTCGGAGCTCCTGCAGGACTCCATCGTGTCGATCGCCGACTGGATCGCTGCCGAGCTCGCCCTGACGCTCAGCAACGCCGTGGAAGCGGCTGCGTGGTCCGGCAACCCGAGCAACGCCCCTGGCGTGGCCGGTCTTGTGACGAGCCACACGGGTGGCCTTCTCGCTGGCTCGGCTGCCACCTACGCGGCGTCGCTTGTGACCGCTGCGGGTGACACGCCCGACGAGGTCACGAAGGCCAACCTGCTGGCGATGATGGCTGCGGTTCCGCAGCACTCGCGTCAGGGTGCCAAGTGGTTCTGCTCGCCGTTCTTCTTCGCTACCTGCATGCAGAATCTCGACCTCGCCCAGGGCGGGTCGGTGGGTCTCTCGCAGGGCATGGGTCCGACGTTCCTCGGCTCGGAAGTGGTCCTTACCGACCGGCTCCCGAGCGGTGCGGATTCCACGGGTGCCATCATGGCGCTGTACGGCAACATGGCCAACAGCTCCTACTACGGCATCCGCCAGGCCATCGAGATCGCCAGCTCGGATCAGGTGAATTTCCTGAGCGACCAGACCGTGATTCGGGCGGTAGCGCGAGTGGCAATCACGCATGCAAATTTGGGCTCCTCGAGCGTCGCCGGCCCGATCATCGGCCTGGTTGGTGCGTGAGCCTGACGGCTTGACTCGATGTGCAGACTGGGCGGGCCGCTCCACTACGGAGCGGCCCGCTCTCTTTTGGAGTCACGCATGATCGTCAAGGTTGGTGGCACCGAGGCCGACATCCGGGTGGAATGCGTTATGAGCGTTCCACGGCTCGGGTTCATGTCAAACTTTTACACGTGGGCTCAGGCGCTGATGCCGCTGGGTATCCGCCCAACGATGATGCAGGGGGCCTTCTGGTCCCAATGTTTGTCGAGGGTCTGCGAGAAGTTTGTAGATAAATGTGAATACCTGCTTGTCGTAGATTACGACAGCGCGTTCAGCCGCGACGATCTTGAGCAGCTGTTCGCCCTCGCCATGGCTTTTCAGTGCGACGCCCTTGCCCCGCTTCAGACCAAGAGGGAGGACGGCCGCCCGATGCTCACGCTTCGGGGCACGCTGGAAAATCCGCCAGAGGGCGGCACCACGAGCCTGCCTGCGTCGTGGTTTGCCGAGCCAGTGCAAGAAGTGGATACAGCGCATTTTGGCTGCACCATCCTGAGCACTGCCGCCCTAAAGCGGTGCAAGCTGCCGTGGATGCAGGAAGTGCCCAACAGCGATGGCACATGGGAGGAAGAGCCGAGGACGCCAGGTGATCCGAACTGGCGGCCACGTCGAGATGCAGACATAGCTTTTTGGGTCAACTGGCGAGAAAGCGGAAATCGCTTGTTTGTCACGCCACGGGTGTGCATCGGCCACGGCGAGTACGTATTCACATGGCCCGGCAAAGACCTCGGCAGGCCCGTCTACCAGCACGCCACGGAATACTGCAACACGATGAAAAAGCCCGAGACTGCATGGAGTGTGCCCCAATGACGAAAATCACATTTACCCGCGCGTGGCGGTCCTACCGCAAGGGGCAGACCGTGGAGATTTCCGGCGGCCTGGCCACGCAGCTGCTCGCCCAGCGCGTGGCGGTTGAGGACACGCAGGGACAACTGATCGAGACGGCAGCCGTCGAGCACGAAGCCGAAACGGCCGACGCCACCCCGAGGAAACGCCGCCGTGCAATATCGAAGCCTGACTCGCCAGACCGCCCCAGCCGTTGAGCCTGTCACGCTCTCAGAGGCCAAGGCCCACCTGCGAGTCGATACGGCCACGGACGATGCCTACATCGGCTCGCTTATCACTGCGGCCCGTGAGTGGTGCGAGCAGTACCTGGACCGCACTCTGGTGCATACGCAGTGGGTGATGCGTTTCGACAGCTTCCCGCCTGACGGCACGCAGGACATCGAGCTGCCACGCCCGCCGATGGCTACGGCCGGCACTACCACGGCGGTGGCCCTGACGTTCACCTTCGAGAACGGCACCACGTCTACCTACTCGACGGCCAGTTACCGCGTGGACCGGGACGGCGTGCCGGGCACCGTGAAGACGCTGTACGGCCAGACGTGGCCGCCGCACCTGCAGGACGATAACGCCATCAGCGTGACCTGGTGGGGCGGGTACGGGGCAAGTGGCACGAGTGTGCCGGCTGCGATCCGGCACGCCATGCTGATGCTCGTGGGCATGTGGTACGAGCGCCGGATGGCGGCCGACTCCATGAGTGGCAACGAGATCCCCTTC